CGGGCCGGTAATCTATGGAGTCCGGTCCAGGTAAGAAAAGTGCTTGTAAATCCTTTCAATACTGGGAAATACGTTTACAATCAAACATCTTTGAGCACCGGAACCCAGCTTCCAAATAAGGAGGAGGATTTTATAGTGATAGAGGACCATCATCCCGCCTTGATTCCACAAGAGCGGCAAGATAGGCTTATTGCCAGGCTGAACAGAAATGCCAGGTCCAGGTCTAACGCAAACAATACCACAAACCGTAAGAACATCCATGTATTCAGCGGTCTGATATACTGTGAGAACTGCGGCAATATGCTAACCAGCAGCGTAGGCAAAAAACTGGCCGGTGATGGCTGGCGGCCTTCCATCTATCTTTGTCCTTCCAAGCGAAAGCATGTTTCTGATGGCTGCCATGATACTACTGATTCTTCTGTCGGGGAATTTGTACTAAATTTTATCATGAATATGCTGAACGCCCAGCGCAATTTCCAACTGGTTCGTTCCGCTGCGGATTTGCAGCGGCTTTTACTTTATGGCAAGGTTTTTGACGATGTGGACCATCTGGATCAAGACAGTCTGAATGATATGTTCACAGTCTTATCCTCGAACCTTCCACAGAATGTAAAAGCCGGTATGAAGAAGAAAATGCGAAAGCCACCTTCCAATCCGGAAGTAACAAAACTCAATAAGGAAAAACAGCGGCTTGAAAGAGCCATGGAACGACTAAAACGGCTTTATATGTACTCTGACGATTCCATGACAGAACAGGAATACATAACAGAGAAAAACCGGATTGCAGATGCGTATAGCGAAGCAGAGGCCCGGATTGTAGAAATCACAAACTACGAGCGAATGGAACGCTCTATATCGGATGAAGACTTCGTTCGTCAGGCTACCGCATTCATCCTATCTAAAAAACTGTCTGGTAGTTCATACATCAATTACCGGAAACTGGCAGTAAGCACAGACCCGCTTATGCTAAAAGAGTTCTTCAACTCCATTCTCGATTCCATTACAATAAATACGGATGGTAAGATAGGCAGTATTGTATTTAAAAATGGTCTTAGACATCAATTCATATACACATCAAATAAAAAGGAGGACAAGACTATGCTTGCCAAATGCAACTACTGCGGCCAAGTCATGCTTGAAGCTGACGGCTGCACCAAAACTTACTTCACTCTCAATGGGAAACAGTATCCACGTATAAGGGTTGGCGATAAGTACGACTTTGAGCCAGGAACAACGAGCAGGTGTCATGATTGCGCTGCGAAACCAGGTGAATATCACCATTCAGGATGCGATGCGGAGCGTTGCCCCGTATGCCATGAACAGCTAATTGGCTGTGAATGCGATTTTTCAGACTTATAATCAAAACGGCCAGGAGAATTAACCTCCTGGCTGCTTTTTTTATATCAACTATACAGTTTACTTCTGGTGTTATAGTATAATCATAGCATCTCCAAAACTAAAGAAACGATAGCGCTCTCTGATGGCTTCCTCATATGCGTTCAACACGTGCTCTCTGCCTGCCAGAGCCGAAACCAGCATGACGAGTGTGGATTCCGGAAGATGGAAATTGGTTATCAGGCAGTCCAGCGTCTTAAAACGGTATCCCGGATAGATAAAGATCTCTGTCCATCCGCTCCCCGCCTTCAGCACGCCGTCGTCCGTGGAAGCAGACTCGACAGTACGGCAGCTGGTGGTTCCTACGCAGACAATCCGCCCTCCGTTCTTCTTCGTATCGTTTACCTTCTTCGCTTCCGCCTCGTCCACAATATAGAATTCGGAATGCATGTGGTGCTCCTCGATCTCATCCACTTTGACCGGCCGGAATGTGCCGAGCCCT